ACGGTCATTGATGACTTGAACAAGAAAGGGATAATGAAGGGCTTTGCAATAGTAGATGATGCGGCTTTTGCGAGTTGGCTTAATAGTTCCGATAATGCACAATGGAAAGTCTATAGGGGGACAGTATGATCGTAGGTGCTTGCGTACCAGCTAGGGATGAAGTTCACACATCGTTTGCTTTTGATTTTGCCAAGATGGTTGGCAGGGATTCAAGGCACAGATGCTCTAAGGATGGCAACGGGCTAAAGCTCTATACGATGGCAGGAACGTTGATATTCGATCAGAGGGAGAAGCTAGTTGATGCTGCTCTTGCTGAAGGATGTGATGCGGTTCTGTTTATTGACTCTGATATGCGGTTTCCGTCTGACACTATTGACATTCTGTTAAGCCGGGATGTGCCGATTGTTGGAGTTAATGCAGTAACAAGACGTAAACCGACACTGCCGACTGCGTTGAATCTACAGATTGAGAAGGATGAGAATGGCAAGATTATTCGTCATGCTTGGCATAAGATAGATTCGATGGATAAAGAGGGTATAGAGCCTGTTACAGCGGTTGGTTTTGGTGTGGTAATGATTCGTAAGGAAGTCTTTGAGAAGGTTCCTAAGCCTTGGTTTGATGTGGGCTGGGGATCTAAGGGCATCATTGGCGAGGATGTGCATTTCTGCATCAAAGCCTTAGATGCTGGCATTCAGACTTACGTAGATCATAGTTTATCTAAGCATATTGGTCACATTGGTACGTATGAGTATCGATGGGATGATGTAGAGGAAGGCGCTATAGAGGCGCACAATAACGGGAAATAGACATGGCATTTACGAGCTACAGTGACCTAAAGACTACGATAGCGAACTACCTAGCTCGTAGTGATCTGACTTCAGTTATCCCTGACTTTATCCGGTTGGCTGAGGAGCGTTTACGTCGTGACCTGAGAACCAGGCAGATGTTGGTCGTTGCTACGGCTGATACTGTTGCTGGTGACTCTACGGTTGGTCTGCCTACAGACTTCCTAGAGATGCGTGACATTCACATAAACACCAATCCTATTGCCTCTCTGTCTTACGAGGCTCCTAACGCTTTCTACTCTAACACTAGAGCTACTCAATCTGGTCTGCCTACTACCTATACGGTATTGGCTTCAGAGCTGCAATTCTCGCCTATCCCTGATGGTGTCTATACGGCTCAGATGCTGTATTACGCCAAGCCTCCGCTATTAAGTGATAGCAATGCAAGCAATGTATTCTTGGCTAACTTCCCTGATGCACTGCTGTACGCTGCTTTGGGTGAGGCTGAACCGTATCTAATGAATGACGCTAGGTTGCAGGTCTGGGCATCTCTTTATGATCGTGCTATAGCGTCTATTTCTGCTGCTGACCAGTCAAGTGAGTACAGCGGTCAACCGATGGCAATGTCTTATAACGTGAGGTAAATCATGGCAGAAATGTCAAACTATCTTGAGAACGCGCTGATTAACGCTACTCTCCGTAATACTAGTTACACAAGCCCGGCGACTGTTTACATTGGTCTTTATACGTCCGATCCTACTGATGCTGATACTGGTACAGAAGTCTCTGGCGGCTCTTATGCTCGTCAGGCTGTGACTTTTGGCGCTCCTAGTAATGGCGTTAGCACCAATACTGCTGCAATCGAGTTTCCACAGGCTACAGGAACATGGGGAACTGTAGGCTGGATCGGTATCGAGGACGCATCAACTGGTGGTAACTTGCTGTATCACACTGCTTTGGATGCATCTAAGACAATCGCAACTGGTGATATTTTTAAGATTGCAATTGGTAGCTTGAGTGTGACTTTGGCATAAAGGATAAATAATGCCTTTAGTCGTCAAAGATAGGATTAAAGAGACCAGTACGACATCTGGTACGGGTACATTAACGTTAGCTGGCGCTTCTGCTGGCTTTCGGTCATTTGCAGACATTGGCGATGGCAACACCACTTATTACGCTATTGTTGATGCGACTGCTGGCACTTGGGAAGTAGGTATCGGTACGTATACGTCTTCAGGTACTACGCTATCTCGTACTACGATTCTCTCCAATAGCTCAGGCAATACGTCAGCGATTAACTTTGCAGCCAATAGCAAGGAAGTATTCGTAACGTATCCTGCTTCTAAGGCTGTTTATGGCGATGAATCAGATGTGGCCTATGACCTGCATTTTGCGGCTTCTAACGGCATCTTCCTGAGCAACCAGACGGTTAGCACAACAATGACGTTTCCTACTGGATACGACGGTATTAGTGGCAGAAATACAACTATAGCTAGTGGGGTGACGGTTACTGTGCCTTCTGGCGCAACGTGGACTATTGTCTAAATGTTTGGGATTAGCACTTTTGCTCAGTCTCCGTTTTCGTCATTAGGTGGATCGACGTTATTCGGCGCTGCCAGCATAGATGCAACTGCTACGGTATCTGCTGATGGTATACGGCAAAGGATGGCGGCAGGATCAATTAGCTGTGCTGCTACGGTAGCTGCTAATGGCGGTATCTTAAATTTTGGTGTTGGAACAATATTTTGCAATGCAACAGTAACTGCTGACGGTGTAGCAATATTTAGCGGTGTAGCGGCAGTAAATGCAACTGCTACTGTTAGTGCTAATGCAACAAGAGTACAATTTGGCAATGCTGTAATAAATGGTACAGCAACGGTTACAGCAACAGGTATTAGGATTCAATTTGGTGCTGGATCTATTACTGGTACTGCGACAGTTAGCGCCATTGGTGGTGTTGTTTATGAAGGCAATGCGTCGGTTAATGGGATTGCCACAGTAACTTGTGCTGGTAATGCGATATTCTCAGGCATTGGTTACATTAATGCTCTGGCAACAGTGGTTGCAAATGGTCAGATAATTGGTGAGGAGTGGTCGGATGTAACTCCTGATGAAACTAATTGGACTGAGCAATCAGCAGGTAGCAACACATGGACGAATGTAGGAACAGGTAGTGATACATGGACACCAGTTTCTGCCGGGTCAAATACTTGGACGAATGTAAACGCAGGTTCTGATAATTGGATGAGGCAATAAGATGCCAATGACATTAAGCGGAGATGGGACGATTACAGGGCTAGCGGCAGGTGGTCTGCCTGATGCTACTGTCACAACTGCTGAGATTGCTGATGCTTCGGTAACTGCTGCAAAGATGAGTGGTGCTCAGAGTGGATCTGCTCCTATTTATGGCGCTAGGGCATGGGTAAACTTTAATGGTACTGGAACAGTTGCTATCAGAGCCAGCGGTAACGTATCAAGCATTACTGACAACGGTACGGGTGACTATACGCTTAACTTTACAACTGCAATGTCTGACGCTAATTACTCTGTAGCTGGTTCCGCTAACGATTCAACTGGCAGTTCTTCTTATGTATGGCTTGTAACTGGTGCTGGATTGTATGGGACTATTTTAAGGTCAACGACACAAGTAAGAGTTCAATCTGCGTATGTATCTACAGGCGTTATTGATGCATCAACAGTAAATGTATCCATCTTCCGCTAAAGGTTACCAATGAATACCAAAACCTTACGTAATGCTTTGATGATTGGTTAACTATGTCATTGAAACTAAATTCATCTGGTGGTGGTAGCGTAACTGTACAAGAGCCTAGTACGGCTTCTAATCGCACATTAACGCTGCCAGATGCAACTACTACAGCAGTCGGAACTGACGCTACTCAAACGCTATCAAATAAGACGTTTTCAGGGGCGCAGACATTTGGTACTGCTTCATTACCAGAGCCTAGTGGGTCAGCACCATTGTACTTAGCTAGAGCATGGGTAAACTTTAACGGCACAGGTACAGTCGCTATTACGGCAAGCGGTAATGTATCAAGCATCACGGATAACGGCGTAGGTAACTACACAGTCAACTTTGCAACTGCACTATCAGATGCAAACTACAACTTTGTTACTAATAGCTCCAACACAACTAGCGCAAACATCTTATGTATAGCGCAGTTAAACTGGGATGCCCCAACAAAAACAACAAGTGCATTAAGAATATATAACCTTAAGTCAAACACCGGCGCTTTAACAGATCAGGACACAATTTCTGTATCCATTTTCCGATAAGGACAACCAATGAACCAACGCATAATTTACCCAACAGATGACGGTGGAGTCGCTGTCATAGTTCCAGCCGCTGAGTGTGGCTTAACCATTGAAGAAATCGCTGCTAAAGACGTACCAGCAGGTAAGCCTTACGAGATCGTAGACGTAGCGGATATTCCTTCAGATCGTACATTTAGAGGGGCTTGGTCATGGGCATCGTAATTGACGTAACAAAGGCTAAAGCTATTGGTCACGATATGCGTAGAGCTGCTAGGG